GAAGGGATTCGACCACGTTCTGGAGCCGCGGCGCACGGAGATAATCAGGGATCGGTTTGAGAACGGGCCGGCGCCTGCGGTGGATTCTGTCCGCTCTTGAAGCTCAAGTGGTACGCGTCACCTCGGGGCTGGAAGGTCGTTCCGATCCACGCCACGTACGACCCGGCGAAGGCCACCAACGAGTGGATGGCTGCGGAACAGTTGAAGTATGCCCGACCTGAAGACTTCGAACGAGAGATCAACTTCAACTTCGGCGCCCAGGTCGGAGCTCTGGCGTATCCCCACTTCAAGCGTGCCGTTCACGTCGTGGACAGCATCGACTACTTCGACAGGATGCCCCTGGTGCTTTTCTGCGACTTCAACCAGTCCCTCTGGGTTGGGGAGTCGGTCAAATCATCGCGGGTTGGGTGAACGTCTTGGACGAGATCTTCCGCGAGCCGTCAACGATCGAGGGTGCGGTTGGCCAGTTTCGGGAGATGTACCCGGCGCATCGCGGCGAATTGCAAGTCTACGGCGATGCGACGACGAAGAGTTTCTACGACACGATTCGCCTCGCTCTTCGCGGGTACACCGCGCCGGTGAGACTCCGTGTCCCGCTGGCCAATCCGCACGTCAAAGACCGGATCAATGCGGTAGACACGAAGCTCTGGGCGCAGGACGGCAAGCCGGGGATTCGCATTTCCTCAAGGTGTCCGGAGTTGATCGCGGACTTCGAGGAAGTGATGTGGCGGCCGAACGAGAAGGATCTCCTGAAGTCCACGAAGCCCAACGATCCGTACGCCAGGAGAACGCACATCTCGGACGCGTTTGGGTACTGGATCGCGCAGGAGTTCCCGGTGATGGCTGAGAAGCCTGCGGGGATGAAGCCGAAGCCGCGGGCGCCGATGCAGCCAACGAAGGTTCTGGGCGATGTGGTGTATCGCGGGCACACGCGGGGTGGGCGATGAGGGCGCAGCTTCGCGTCACTCGCGGCGTGAACCCCTACGGGTGGGCCGTGCGAGAGTTTGGCGATCAGACCCCGCGGTTCCCCAACCTGACCGAGATCGCAACCGCGCTTCATCGCTTCGTTGGTCGCTGCGCACGCGCCGCCCACTGGGTCCTTTGTCGCTGCGGCATTCATGGGGACGTATTCGGCATGGGTGTGTGCCTCTGGTGCCGCACGTTCACGGTGGGCAACCCGCGTGGATAGCTTCGTCAAACGGTCGGTCAAAGAAGAGCTCCCGCAGTTCTTCTTCGATCGCAAGTTCGCCAAGTTGACCCGATGCGCCCACTGCTACGACATCGACTTCACCTACGACGTGGGCGCGCTCGGACCGGACTACCGCTACTGCCGTGCGTGCATCGAGCGCAGCGGGACGAAGGCTTTGAAGCACGCGGCGGATCAGGCGTTGGCGTTCATTTCGGCAATCAGTAACAAAACGTGCAAACACTGCGGCGGCCCGGTAATTCAGCCGAGTCGAGGACTAGCGCCACTGATGTGTGACGCGTGTATGGAGGCCTGGAAACGGCTTCCGAGTGAGCTTGGGGTGGCTTGAGATGAAGCGGGTACTACTTGCGATTGGGCTTCTGGCTTTTTGCTCGAGCCTTCGAGCGGCCGAGACGTGCTCGGCAAACGCGTTGCCAACGTGCGTGGCGATTGACTCTGCGACATCTGGCGCGGAGTACACCAGCGCGACGATCAACACCTTCGGGCATCGCAACCTCGGCGCCCAGGTGAAGTGCAACGCGAACCCCTGCGCCGCGGTCGTCAACATCGACTGCCGGTCGGGGAGCAACATGGACTGGTTCGCGTGCGCGTCGGTGACGAATCCGACTGCGGCGGATGCGAACGGTAACGGCGGAACGTACACGTCGCTGCCGCGTTCGTACCAGTACCGGATTCACATTCCGGCTTCGACGTTCACCAGCGGAACGGTGTCGGTGAACTTCGAGAGGTACAACCAGTGAAGCGGTTAGCCGCGCTGCTGGCCTTTCTGGTCGCGGGAGTTGCCGCGGCGCAGGAGGGCACGTACGCGGACAGCAAGAGCAACTTCTCGGTAAGCAAGGACGGCGGGCTCGTCGTTCCGGTTGGCTATCTGACGATCAAGGACGAGACGACGGCGCTGGCGCAGGAGGGCATCCTGACCTTCCTGGGCGCGGGCGTTACGTGCGTGGACAACGCGGGGAACACGGCGACCGAATGCACGATCTCTGGCGGCTCGAGTAACGCGCTGCTGGACGGCACGAACCACACGGACACCTTGGCCGGCACGGTCGCTCGAGGCGACGTAATCATCGGCAATAGCACGCCGAAGTGGGCGCGGCTGGCGAAGGGTTCGGCGGGGAACCAGCTTTTCACGGACGGCACGGACGTTAGCTGGAGCTCGCCAAACCTGCTTTCGACGTCGCATGGCGACACGCTCGCGGGATCGGTCGCGCGAGGTTCGGTGATCGTCGGCAACTCGACGCCGAAGTGGGCTGCGGTGACGGTGGGCGCCAACGGGACGTTCCTGGGTTCCAACGGAACGGACGTGACGTTCACCAACCCGTTCCTCGATATGACGAACTCCGTTCTGTTCGATGAGGAGTTCTGCGGCGGCTTCCGCGGCGGTAACAACCTCAACGGCAGCGGCGCACTCGTCGCCGGCAACTCCATTTCGGGCGGCGCGGGGCATCCCTGCACGCGTTCCGACACGGTTGGCGCGGCGACGGGTACGGCGGCCTACGAGGGCTTCAACGTCAACACCAACACCGTCACGAACATCGAGAACAACGGCGTCACGACGATCATGCTCTCGGCCCGCGTCAGTTCGATTGGCGACGGTACGGACGTCATCAAGTACTACCTGGGCGGTTGCAGCACGGGCAACACGGGCGACTGCAACACGGGAATGTACATTCGGTACGACCGCTCCGTATCTACGACCAACTGGTACCTCTGCGCCGCGAGCAACGGTTCCCGAACCTGCACCGATACCACGATTGCCGTGATCGTCGGCGGTTCGAACTGGACCGACGCGGTTATCACCGGCAACGCGGCCAACAACCAACTCTCCTGCACGATCAACGGCGTTGCGTGCGCGACGGGTCCGACGACGAATCTTCCCGCGGCAACCTTCGGATGGGCGCCGATGCTCAAGGCCGACAAGACGGCCGGCGTGACCACGACATTCCAGATCGACTTTGACCTGCTGCGAGTCGTTCAGACCGGAATGACTCGGTGATGAAGAAGCTTCTTCTCGCGCTCGCGCTGCTCTGTGCGGCGCCGCTGGCGCAGGCTGCGTCCACCTTCTACCTGAGCTCCGGCGGCAGCGGCACGACCTGCTCGAGCGGTTCTCCTGGGCCACTGACTGCGGTTGCCGGCGGCACGCGTTGCACGGGCCACGCGGCGGGCGACACGTACTACCTCAAAGCCGGAACGTATTCGGTAAGCGGCCTGACGGTGGACATCGCAGACGGCACCGCGGCCAACCCGGTCAAGATCATTGGCGATCCCGCGGGCGGCCTCTGCCCGCGCAGTTCCAGTTCCCACTGTCCGGTGGAGATCATCAACACGGGCGGCGGTAATGCAGTCATCACGCTCAACTCGAGCTACGTGTGGCTCCAGGGCGTGGAGATCGACGCATCGACCGCGATCAACGCATCGGGTCGCAACACGAATTCGTCGGGTTCGTCTCCGAGTTCGACCGAGATCGCCTACGGCTACGGCATTTACACGAACAACTCCGGTGTTGCGGGTCAGGCGCTTGGCGTCAAGGTCATCAACTGCGTCATTCACGACACCAAGCAGGGCGTGTCGCTCTGGGGCAGCCCGTCAACGCACGGGATGGAGGCGAACGGAAATCTCCTCTACAACCAGGGCTGGCACGCGCCGGACCGCGGCCACGGCCACGGGCTCTACTCGCAGAACGATGGCGTTGCGCAGGGCATCGTCAAGAACAACATCATCTGGGGCGGCGCGGGTCAGTGTTGGCAGTTCTACGGCAGCGACACGGCTTCGGTGAAGAACTACGACATCGAGCAGAACTTCGCGCTCGGGTGCTCGGGTCGCAACTACCAGTACGGCGGCAACAGTAGCCCGTCGATGGACTCCTCGACCATCAAGAACAACGAGTCCACGGGCGACACCGGAACGACGGGCTGCCCGTTTGGCTGCCCAGGCGCCAACTTCGGGTACTACCCGTACACGTGTTGCTTTACCAACAACGTCGTTCAGGGCAACTACACCGAGGGCACGGTTGAGGTCGTCGGGACGCTGACCGGAACGACGTGGAACAACAACACGTGGATCACGTCGGTAAACCACGGCCTGGATAACGTCTCGGCGCCGGGGAATACCGACACGTGGTTCAAGTCCTCCTACGGGGTGAACCCGCCGACGCCCTCAACCGATCGGGTCAAGACGTACGCGAACGGGTACGTGACCGGCCGCTGCCACACGATGGCCTGGAATTGGGACGGGAACACGACCATCGTTATTCCCGCGGCGGACATCTCAGCGCAGAACTGCCTTCAGAACGGCGACAGCTACGAGATTCTCGACGCGCAGAACCCGTTTGGAACTGCGGTAGCGTCGGGGACGTACACGGGCGGAACGAGCATCACGGTCACGGTTCCGACTGGAGCTTCCGGCCCGGTAACGCCGCTTGGGCTGTCCTCGACGGTCACCGCGACGAACGGATCTACCGCGGTTGTGAAGACTGGCGGCGCCAACTTCCCGCTTGGCGGTACGGTATGGAACGGCGTCCATGTGGTGATCGACGGCGTGACCTACACGGTGTCGTCGGTGACCGATCAGACGCACCTGACGCTCACCGCAAACTACACCGGCAGCACGGGCAGCCACACACTGACCAACGACGGCGACGGCGACCTTGCGCCGCGTACAACCTGGCCCCGGGCTGGTGCGTTCATCATCGAGACGACGGCCGCGGCGGGTTCTACCGCAACGCCGACGTCAACACCGACATTCACGCCGACGTCTACGCCGATTCCGCCAACCGCTACGGCGACGAACACCTACACGCCGAGCAACACGCCGACCAAAACGGCGACCCAGGTTGCGGCGACGAACACGCCGACACCCACGCTCACGCCCTCGAGTACGCCGACGCCGACCAACACGCCCTCGTCCATCTCATCGACGGTGTTCGAGGTGGAGTCCTGCACGCTGGTCGCGCCGATGGCATCACACGCGGACGCGTCGGCCTCGGGCGGTTTCTACATCTCCTCGACGGTTGACGGCAGCACGACGCCGGCGAACGGTGGCACGGCGACCTGTTCTGTGAACGTACCGAACACCGCGGACTGGTACGTGTGGGCGCGGGTGCTGACGCCGGATACGAGCTCCGATTCGATGTACTTCGAGCTTGACGGTGAGGGGCTGACCTCCGCGACGAACATCTTCGACATGGCCGAGGCCAAGCAGCCGTGTTCGATTGACGGCTGTCTTTACGGGCTGTACCTGAACGACATCTCAAGCCCGAGCACGACCTACTACTGGAACCGGCTCAACCGCCGCGACGGCTCCTGCAACGGCTTCTGTTCGGGCGGCCAGCATGGCACGCAACGCGTGCTGGTGGGTCTGACCGCAGGAGTTCACACGTTCAAGTTCTACGGCCGCGAAGTCGGCGCCCGCCTGGACAAGATCCTGCTGACAACGAGTCCCGATTACATCGCAACCGACGTGACGCCGACGCCGACGCCTTATGGCGGCTGCAAACGGCGCATCACGTGCAACGGCAAGAGCAAAACGATCCCCGTGCCGTGCTCACCGACTGCGGGATTCCGCGCTAGCCCGTGTCCCTGGCGATGAGTTCGATGTTTGGCGGGGGTGGGAGCAGCTTCGTGCCGGGTACTGGTGACCCTTCAGACGGCCTCACGGTTCCCGACAACGCGCAGATGTCCGAAGTTGACCAGCCAATCAACGTCCGATTGGCGCCGGAGCAGCCGTTACACGGCAAAATCGTCCAAAAACTGCGTGCGCGGCTCGATCTGAGCTACCGAAACATGAGTTTGCGCTATCCCGAGTGGGATCGCGTGGACGAACACCTTCGGATGTACACGGATTTGAGTCGTCCGGTGCGAAAAGGCGACGGAACGCTCGACATGGCGAAGCGGGAGAACCCGTTTGACCGCGCAATCGTCGTGCCAATGTCGTATGCGATCCACGAAGTACGCAAAACGCAGCTTTTTGGTCTGTTTGCGCACCGGGAACCCTTCATTCAGGTGTCTGGCCGCGGTCCCGAGGACGAAAAACCCGCGGAACTGATGGAAGCGGTGCTCGACTACGACTTTTCGCAGTCTCGAGGCGCCGTTTCGGTCATGTCGATGATTCAGGACGCGGATCGCTACGGCACGGGCGTGATTTACGACCATTGGGAGGACCAATCGGGCTGGATGACGGTCCGACCGCAGCCTTCGCCGCTCCAGGCGGTCGGAATCAAGCTCGGAATCATCCCGCCGCCGGGTCCGCAACAGCAGTGGGGCACGATTCGGGAGTTCAACCGCTGGACTTCGGTTGATCCCTTCAACGTCTGGCCCGATCCCCGCGTCACGATGTCCAATCTCCAAGAGGGCGAGTTTTTCGGGCATCGGGTGATGTCCGGACTGCTTTCGCTCATGGAACGCAGCATCGACAAGGGCGGCCCGTACTTCAACCTCGACAAATTGAAGACTTCTTCGGCTTCCGGTAGCCAAGGCGAAACTTCGCGACTGGTCGGTCGGACGCGGTTCGCCATCGACCAGTTCGCGTTACGCGAGATGGGCGACGAGAAAGACAAGGGCTTCTACGTCCTCGAT